AGGTATCGGCATAGTTATTCCGAACTTCCAATTAATAAAACTCTATACCCGTAATCTTCAATGAGTTCTGGCGCTTCCCTTTAATTCCTTTTACATATTCAAAATGAATGTTTTTGATTGCCATCTTTATGAATTCAGTTTTTAACTCATCTTCCATTAATTCCCAGCCGTTTAGCAATGAATACTTGAAATTTTTAATCTTCTCATAGTTAAAAGTCTTACCCTTATCATTATCCTTGCGCTTTTCATACTCATGTATTTCTTTGTCAATACGACTTATTATTGGAAAAGCTTCATCCTTATCCATCATACCTTCTATAAAAAGTGTTTGACATCTAGCGCGTTCTTTTCGCAACTTTTCAATATCGATGCCGACATCTTCTATTTCTTTAGGTTGGTTTTCGATTTTATATGATGTTAAATCAAATTGTTTTAGATAATTGTAAAATTGTTTTAAAACCTCGCCTTCGTCGATGTTACATGCATTTTTATTTTTAGTATTTTTGCAGTTAGAACAAAAGTATAGTTTAGAATACCAAACTTCTTTATTTTTAGGCGTATGCTTGACTGTGTTTAAAGTCAATTTCTGGTTACAGTTTGGACATAATAGTTTACTTCTGAAAATAGCGTTATGTTTTACGATTGTAGAGTTAGTTTTTTCACTTATCCTTAATTTTATTTCTTCGTATTCTTCTTCACTTATAATAGCTTCGTGGGTGTTTTCGACGAATATGTCACCGAAAACAAGATGACCTCTAGCTACCGGACTCGTTAGAGCATTGCCTATAACTGATCTGTGCCAGTTTTTACCTAAGGGTGCTTTGTATTTAGAGTTGTTCAATTTTATAGTTATTTCTCTTAAACTAGTACCTTTTTTCGCTTCTTCTACTGCAAATCGTAATACTTTTTTATATTCATTAGGCACAAATTTATCGTTTACTCTGTCGTAATAGAAAGGAGGGACAGTTTTAGCTAACCCTTTTCTAGCTGATGCGCGTCGACCCATTGCAGTACGCTCTTGAATTGTAGTACGCTCCCACTCTGCCATAGCACCTACTAATGTTACGAACAAACGTCCCATAGCAGAAGTTGTGTCATATACTTCTGTTGCGCTCCTAAACAACACGTTTTTATTCTCAAACAATTCTAGTATCTCTAGTAAGTCTTTAACACTTCGAGTTAATCGATCTAGTTTATAGACTAAAACCAAATCAAAATTATCTATTTCATTCAACATTTCTTGTAAAGCGGGTCTGTCTTTTTTAGCTCCGGAGTATCCAGCGTCAGTATATACTTTATGAATTTTCCAGTCGTTTATGTCGCTGTAAGCTCTTAATTTTCTTTCTTGTTCTTCGATAGAGTGTCCTTTTTCTTTTTGTTCAAGTGTACTCACTCTAGTATAAATTGCTACTTTCATGTGCTCCCTCCTCAAAATTGGCAAAAAATAATAAGGGTAGGCGGGCTACCCGTGATTTTAGTACTAGGTACTAAATGTGATATAATAAAATAAAAAGTAGGTGATGAAATGTGTGTAAAATTTACTGACGCAGAAATAGCTTATATAAAAGAATCAGTTGAAAATTATAGTAGTGAATTTGATATTTATGACGATGAACAAGAACTTAAATTAAAAATTTATGAACAAATTATGTTAAAAATCAAATCTGAATACAAGGATACCTATTTATTCCGTCTTATTAATTGATTTGGTATATTCTCTTAATATTTTTTCGTTTTCATCAACAATGTCTTTTAGTGTGTTTAAAAGAAAGTCACAATCACCTTTGGCTACTGCACCAGCTTGTGAATGGTTGATTATGTTTCTCATACTATACGCAATTTCTACCCGTTTTTTGGTTCTATAATTTACTTTACCTTCTTTAGTTAATTCTCCTAATAATTTTGTGTACATAGTTGAATCGGTGTCTTTATGTTTGATTTTATTAACTTTTTTTAATTTGATTAAAAACGTTTCTATAGCAACAGCAAAGGTTGCTGCAGCTGGCAAATACAATTCCCTTTTATAAGCTTGTAATCCTTGTTCTATTTGATAAGAAAAAGTTATATCATCAACAATCTCTTTCATACTATTTAAATCTAAGTGGTTGAACGGTTGTATTTCATCATGTGCTTTGTTTATCAATCTTTCTTTCGACTTCGATATCAATGTATTGTAATGATCGTTAGCTAATCTTTTGCCATAATTAAAAAATAAATCTAAATTGTTTTGTAATATTACGGTCCCGATATATTTTCCGTAGTAAATAGATGTGTAATAAATGTAATTATTAAAATCTAATAATCCGGATTGTTCTTCTACATACTTTTTAGAATCATATATGTATGAAGTAAAGTGTTTAGACAAATATTTGATATCAATATTACGAAAATTATATATTTCTTTTAATTTACTGTCATTTGAGATAACGACGATGCAAGGTTCTTCAAAAAAAGATTGATTTAGATAAAATATCGAAATCTTGTAATCGTCTTTTCTCATGAATGGGAAAGCTTCTGGATTGCTACTAAACTGATAATTGTATCTGTTTTCAACTACATATTTGTAGCCTTCTAAAAATTTACGCAAGTATTCTTTTAAAGTTTTATTCTCTTCCATCCCTCATCCTCCTCACGCCACATAGGCGCTATTAATCAAAAATACGATAGTTATAAATAACTTTGCCTATCACTTCGATTTCATCAATAGAATCTAAATCGTAAGAATTAGTTTTAAATTCATCTGAATAGCTTGCTGGGTCTAAATGTAGTTTTGTTTCAGTACGTCTCACACGCTTAACTGTATATTCACCACCTAGACGTAATACAAGGATGTCATTGCTGTTAAGTTTATGATCACAAGACTTTCTATAATCATGGACAATTATATAAGAACCGTTAGCGAGTATTTTATTCATGCTATCTCCGTTTATTTTTAGTGCTATACATTCGCTAGGTTTACGACCGTTAAAAGCAAATGGTGGAACTTTTAATTTTTCATTATCAATTGCAACTTCCTCGAAATTTCCAGCAGAAACTTTACCGAAATATGGAACCTCGATTTCGCTATCAAATTCTGGTAAAACAATTTCTTCAATTTCTCCTAAGAGATAACCTTTAGAAACATTGAACAAACTTGAAATTTTTTCGACCATACCCATTCTAGGTTCAGTTCTTCCACTTTCCCACATTCTTATAGTACCTTCGGAAACATCTAATTTTTTAGCCATCTCAACTTTAGACAATCTATTGTTCAATCTGATTTCTTTTATGGAATTTTTGAAAGCCATTTTGTTTCCCTTCCTTATATATAATGTTTTTACACTTTTATTATACTATGAAAAATCGTAATTGCAACCCTTAAAATACGATTTAACAAAATAAAAATACGTAATTTTTAAAAATAATTACGAAAAATACTTGAAATCGTATTCTAATTACGATATACTTTGATCAGAACTTAACAAGGAGGTAAAAAAATGAACTACATCAAACATAGTTTGAAATTAGATGAATGGCGAAAACGAAAAGGTTACACCCAGTCATCTTTCGCAGAAAAACTTGGCATTTCACCGTCTACTTATAACATTTGGGAAAACAACCCAGAAATGATTAAACCTAGAGATGCTTTTAGAATTGCTAAGACATTAGATATCTCTATTGATGAGATTATTTTTTTAAAAGATGAATCGTATTTTAAATACGTTTTAGTCGAAGAAAAACAAACATCTTAATAGGAGGAAAACAAATGCAAGGCTTAAAAAAGATTCATGAAATAGCAGTAAAAATCATCGAACTAGCAGAAAAAGAAAAATGGAGCGAAGAGGAATTACTAACGACAATAGACCTCTTACATCTCCAAAATAAAAATACATTGTCTTTAACTGTTGATGGTAAAAAAATTATTTAGGATTTTTTGTATTCATATCAACATCAAAAGTTAAAGGGTTTTCATCAACCAAAATTAATAGGTGACTTGAACGTATATCAATATTATTGCCGTTAACGTGGATTGTTACGACCAAACCATTTTCGTAAGCTAATCGAACACCTTTGCTACCATCTACAAATTCACATGGTGTTTCTTCAAACTTACCGGCATTTCTAACATTGATACTAAAGTTATAGTTAGTTTTCAATCTTATCACCACCCATCATCGCAGTAGCGATAAATAAATTATACACGAAAGGAGCATAAACATTATGCAAGCATTACAAACATTTTGTTTCCAATAAAAAAACACACACCTTGTCGTAGAAGGTATGTGTTACGGAAATTTTGTTCGGTTCTAATTACTACGACTAACAGCACAATTTTTGCTGGTATCGTCCCCAGCCCTGTATGGTGCTTAGGTTTTCCGTCAAAGTCTAGCGTCCTAAAAGTTACTACCTTCTAGTACGCATACCCTAGTTAACGTCTCTTGGTTGACTGTGGAATACAACAAACGATGTTCTAATTTAGACTTACTAACCTATAAAACCACAGGATGATTTAAAACCTCGCATAAGCAAGGAAATCACCTCCCAATGTAGTGGGGTTGGATTAATTATATAACGAAATATCGTTATGGACAATAAGGAGTGGTAAGATGCTGAACTTAAAAGAATTGAGAGAAGAAAAGGGGATAACACGCTATCAACTAGCGAAGCTAACGGAATTACAAAACTCGACAATTCGATCTATCGAAACAGAGGTTAAAAACCCCGGTTTCCTCACAGTAAAAAAAATATGCGATGCACTACAAGTTGATATCGCTAATGTAAAGGAGAAATAAAATGCAAGCATTACAAACAAAATCGAACATCGGAGAAATGTTCAATATTCAAGAAAAAGAAAATGGAGAAATCGCAATCAGCGGTCGAGAACTTCATCAAGCATTAGAAGTTAAGACGGCATATAAAGATTGGTTTCCAAGAATGCTTAAATACGGATTTGAAGAAAATACAGATTACACAGCTATCGCTCAAAAAAGAGCAACAGCTCAAGGCAATATGACTCACTATATTGACCACGCACTAACACTAGACACTGCAAAAGAAATCGCAATGATTCAACGTAGTGAACCCGGTAAACGTGCAAGACAATATTTCATCCAAATTGAAAAAGCATGGAACAGCCCAGAAATGATTATGCAACGTGCTTTAAAAATTGCTAACAACACAATCAATCAATTAGAAACAAAGATTGAACGTGATAAACCAAAAATTGTATTTGCAGATGCAGTAGCTACTACTAAGACATCAATTTTAGTTGGAGAGTTAGCAAAGATCATTAAACAAAACGGTATAAACATCGGGCAACGCAGATTGTTTGAGTGGTTACGTCAAAACGGATTCCTTATTAAACGCAAGGGTGTGGATTATAACATGCCTACACAGTATTCAATGGAACGTGAGTTATTCGAAATTAAAGAAACATCAATCACACATTCGGACGGTCACACATCAATTAGTAAGACGCCAAAAGTAACAGGCAAAGGACAACAATACTTTGTTAATAAGTTTTTAGGAGAAAAATAAAAATCTTAATAGGAGGAATTATCAATGAACACACTATACAAAACAACCCTCCTCATCACAATGGCAGTTGTGACGTGGAAGGTTGTAAAGATTGAGAAAAACACAAGATTTAAACTTAGAAATTTTGATTATCCAAAAATTAATAATGCTCAGAGCAAATCATTGTTGGATATTGCTAGTCACGATTTAAAAGATATTTAACTGTATTCAAAATTTTCATATCTTGTTGAGCTTTTAAGCTTTCGTATAAAGCTATTGAATAAATAATTTCGTAAGATACGTTTTCAGGAGCATCTTCTTTCAACTTATTTATTCTATCTCTAAAAAAGTCACTGTCACCACCGAATTCTTTTTCGGCTTGATTACTAAGTTCACCAAAGAAATTTTGAAAATCATTAAATTCCATACTTATCACCTCCTTTCACTAGGAGATAACTAAATTATACACGAAAGGAATGGTAGAAGTGCCACCACACATTCAACAAATGTTATACGAAATCCAGTTAAAAGCTGGTATACCTCAAAAATTAATGGAAATGCAAGGTTTGATAAACGATGAAACAACCAAAGAGGAGAAAAAAGAGAATGAGTGACACATATAAAAGCTACCTAGTAGCAGTACTATGCTTCACAGTCTTAGCAATTGTGCTTATGCCATTGCTGTACTTCACTACAGCATGGTCAATCGCGGGATTCGCAAGTATAGCGACATTCATATTTTATAAGGAATACTTTTATGGAGAATAAAAAAACTGCTACTTGCGCCAACAAGTAACAGAAAAGTATTTAAGAAATAAAATTCAAGTTAAATATAAAACGAAAAACGGAGGAAGTCAAGATGTATTACGAAATAGGCGATGTATGTCAGAAGGTAATTAATGTAGACGGATTTGATTTTAAATTAGCAGTTAAGAAGAAGGACCACAGCATTCTGGTGAATATCTTAGATTTAGAAGATAAGTTTATCGACGGCATAAACATAACTAATGAGAACGATCTATACACAGCATTAGACATATTAAATCAATCTATTTACGAATGGATTGAAGAGAACACAGATGAACAGGACAGACTAATTAACTTAGTCATGAAATGGTAGGAGGTATGAAAAGTGAATGATTTACAAGAG